ATCTTTAAGTTAGGATCAACTTGAATATCAGCCGACATTGTACCAGCATGTGCTTTTAAATCATGTGCTGCTTTGAGATCCAAGTCCCCGATCTTGGTTTGCATTGCAAGATTTTTTGCAGCAGGGTCAACAGTCACACTTGTGTAATCATCAATATTTGCAGTGACAGGTTGTTCGTCAAGAATATCTAAATATTTTCTAAAAAATCTTGGATCGCTCATTTATCTTTTGATAAGTTGTTTGAGTCTATCTAATTCTTCGTTTGTACCTTTTGCTGCTGCATCAAGTTCGGCGTCAGTTGCTTGACGTGTTGGGTCTAATCCGAATAGTTCATTTGTCTTCGGAGAAAATCCAGAAGCTGGTCCTTGTCCCCAATCTTTTTGATCTATCATGCCCTGACCTGCTGCCATGGCATCTTGTCCAGCTTGTTTCATTGCAGTACCACTTGTGTAATGAGCCCAATCATCATCACTTATATTACGAATAGCATCAAAATCTTTTACAGCTTGTGCTTGTTGTTCTGGTGATGCTTTTTTAAATGCAGGATCGTTTCTAATGTCTTGAGCGTTAGGACCCCGATACTTATTCATTTCTGGACCAATTTTTTTCATTGCATCATCGAGGCCGCTGTTTGCTGCCAATTCGCCTTGCGATTTTATCATGCTCCCTACATAGGCAGTTGATGGATCACGACCCGACACGGCTGCTTTGCCTGCTTCGTATCCACCTCTTAACATTGAACCTTGTGTAAAACTTCTTGTCTTATCGGCCACATCTTTGCTAATTAATCCTTGTTGTACACCTTGATCAAGTTGTCCCGATATATCTTTGTAATTTTGATATTGTTGCCCTACTGCATCCTTGGCCTGTTGAAATTGGCTTGGTTCTTGACTGGTATTAGCTGGCTGCTGCACAGGTTGTTTTATAGGTGCATTAGGACCAACACCTGCAGGAGGGCCTTCTTTTAATATATCTAAATATTGTCTAAAAAATCTTGGATCACTCATTACCAACTCCTACATGACCAGTACCTTGCTTTCCATCTTGGTCCTGGATTGGCGCAATTGTGTCTTGCTCTGAAACTTTTACGACGGGCTGGATTTGACTTTTTGATTGTCATGTTAGGATCGCCAAAGTTCACTTTAACTACATTGCCTTTGGGTCCTCTTACATACACTTTACTCTTCTTGACATCGCCCTTCATCTTCTTACCTAACGGAACTTCACGACCTTGATATTTGGCTTCATTGGTTGGTGCTCTGAACTGACTCATTGGCCCTTGAGGCATGGCTGTTTTTTTACCAAACATGAGATCTGAATCATATTTTGCTTTGTCTTGCGTATAGTTCATCCAAGGGGCACTTACATCTTGCTGAAAGTCATCGTCGTAATCATCATCTGTTGATCGAGATATGTAATAATCGCCTGCGCCAGTTTTGGGATCTCTTGCAAACGAAGCAGATGTAAATTCCTGCTTGTGTGTACTATCTCCTTTAGACGAGCTGCGATCTTGTGATCTATGAGTATCGATCACCGACATTGACGTTTTAGTAGGCTTTACCGTAGGAGGAGATACCATGCTGTAACTGTCATCATCGGGGTTGTATTTCATCACCGAACCGTCTTTGTTGGTCATGGTATCTTGTCCCCATCCTTCGGGCGCCTCATGCACCATGTAGTCTTTGGGATCTTTTTTGTTTTTTGGCTCGGTCAGCGGCTTAGTGTCTACCGCATCGCGTGTAGGACGAGCAGGTGGTGTGGCACCTGAGTCTTTGTCCATGAGGTCGTCATCAGAGCTTTTGTCTCTGTTCACATTTGAATGTATTGGACTAATAGAATCGCGAGCAGTGGGCATGTTTGAATCTTCTGTAATATATCCAACATGCGTTAAAATTCTCATTATGGTGTCGTCTGCTTCTAATACTATTCCGTCCTCAAACACATCAACAATATAAGTTTCGAGCAAAGTTTCGTCTCTGGCTATTTCTAACTCAAAAATATCTCCAACAGCAGGATTGCCTTCTGTCAGTTCTGCTTCGTTGAGATATTCGCGAAACGTTTTCATCACTTGCCACCTTTCCATTGATCAGGTGGTAATACTTTAATTGGTTCGCCGTCTTTACCTACCACCTCACCTTGGTCTCCGTAATACCTTTCTTTTTGCTTGGTCTTACGCATTTCCAATTGATCATACTCTGGAGTTCCAGGTTTATACTTTTGTTGCATAGCTTCAAGATCACGAAACTGCCCGCTTCTTCTGCGTATACTGTCGTCTGTGTTAAAAAGATCTCCAACAAAGTTAGATACACCTGTTTTTACATCTTCCCAACCTTCGTCGACTTCTTTGTCTTTACCAAAGTTCTCTGTGCCTGTTGGTTCGCCGGGTATTTTCATACTACGTGGTCCAGTAGTACGTGATTCTGGCGATTCAGGCTCCATCGGAATTTCTTGACTGGCAGGATCACGTTTTTTACCAGGACGGAAAAAATTTGAGGGCAATGTTGCTTTCACTCGACCTGTTTCAGGATCTTTTATGGTCGGAATTGGTTCTTCACGAATGAGTATGCTTTCAAGAATGTCGTTTAAATCATGATCAAGCATGCTTTCAGCCATTGGATTGTCGCCCAACTTGGGCTTGCCTGCGTACTGACGTTTTTCTCTATTGAGGTCATTGCCTTGGCGAAGAATACTATCTACAGTTTGATATTCTTCGTCAGGTGTGTTGCTATGACGTGTAATACGCTTCTTCTTGGCTTCGTCTATTGCATCTATTTGTTCAAAATCACCCATACCACCTGATACATTACCATCATCAGGTACAGGAGTTTCTTCTCTTTCCATCATTTCTTCGTCGCTGTCCGACACTACTACCATTGCTGGCTGACTTGATGCACTACCTTGCATACCAGCTAATTTCAGCATTGACAGCAGATCTTCTGCGGCATCACCTTGTGCATTGATAGTCACGTCCTTGGTACCATCGCTGCTCATGTTTGTGGTGACATTGAGTTTATCTTTTTGCTGCATACGCTCGTGTCCCATGCCCATATCTCCGCATTCTTGTAATCCGGCTATGCGACGCACACGATTCAGCTCGTCGTTTTCTTTTAATTTATCATCAGCTTGTGCTCGACTGGATCCAGAACCCATGGCATCTTTAAATGCATCAGCTTTAGTGATCGCGGGTGTTGCTATAGGCGCTGCTGCTCGATCTTTTTCTGCTTCAATTCTGTCATAATCAGCATGCATGCCTTTTGGTAAAGTGGCTCTATCTATAGCTTGACGTATTGATTTTCCTGCACTTCTCATTCTGTCTGCGAATGAATCAGTGTCTTTCTTTGGAGCATTTAACATTGCAGAACCAGGACCATCTTCGCTCAATCCAGCCAAACGTGCTAATTCACTCAGTGGGTCCACAGTTTGTTCTGCTACAGCACCTTCGCTCATTTCACTGCCCATGTCTGCATAGAAGTGTTCTTCTACCCACTCGTATGGATCACCTTCTCTTGCCTTGGCAATACCGTAAGGCATGTCGCCTCTATCCAGATAATAATCATATAATGCATCATACAAGTTCTCTGCCATAAATCCTGTATTCATGAAATTTTTAGTTTCATGTTTGAATCTATTAACGATATGTTTTAGTGTATGCCCATCTTCGTCTAACATAATGTCCATGCCTTCGTTTACCTTTTCTTTGTTGTGCTGTTTCCATGCAGTTGCAAATGCAATTGACTTTTCTTTGTCTGTGAGTTTACCGTCCTTGGCATAACCTTTTTTAATGTGTTTAACCATGCGTTCGGCCTTCTTGCCTGGTGGTGCTTTTTCACTCAAAGTTAAACCACTCAAGCGCATCATCTCTGCCAATTCATGATCAACATCTTCTTCAAAGTCAGCCATGGTGTTTACTGCTTTTGATCCTTGAGCAGACGCTTTTGTATCTTTGTCATAGGGATTTTGATATGTTGAGTTGGGGTCAAATTGACTTGCTATTTCTTTTCTGTTGGCCTTGTCAACATCGTACATGTTTGGTGCTTTTTGAGTTTTTGGTGCAGTCTGTTGCGGTGCGGAAGTTGCCGGAGCGTCAGCTTCGGCAACTTTACCAAATGCAGCCGGGGTGCCGGCTGTTGTAGCTGACGGCACAAATGCAGGCGGCTGTTGTGCATTTGGTGTGCTGCCTAATGTTCCTGTACCTAAATTAGGACCAGTACCTGCAGTTGCGTCGGGTGCTGGTTGATTGCCACCAAAAAAACCTTTAACTTTGTTTCCTACGGCACTGGCAAAATCACCAAAACTGGCATAACTTTTTGTTGCAGGATTTTGCCCACCAGGCCCAGCTTTTGCGTCTGCTGCAATTTTATCGGAGGTTCTTGAGACTAAATTAGAACTTCCAGCTACAGGCTGATAGTCACTCTTGGGTGCAGGATTATTAGTGGCGGCAGTGGCACTCTGAGCATATCCGCCTGCTTGAGCAGGTGCTGCTGTATTTTGTTGTGCTGGTGCTGCTGGATTTTCGCCTTGCAAATTAGTAGCACCTATACTTTGAGCTGTTGCTGTTTGAGTTGGTATTTGATCCGGAGTTGTTTGAGCAGGAGTACTTGTTGATCTACTGGCCATTGCTGCTGCACCTCTTGTGTCAGCTTGTGGTGTTGAATCTTGTGCATTTAGTGCAGCGGTTGCAATCTGATCTGAAGTTTGAGCAGGAGCTGCTGCTTGAACTGGCTCTGTATTTGCAGCGGCCGGGGCCGATCTACTTGCCATTGCTGCTGCACCTCTTGTGTCTGGTTCTGGTGCTGCTGCCGAAGTTGCTGCTGGTTCAGCGGTAGCAACAGGAGCCGATCTACTTGCCATTGCTGCTGCACCTCTTGTGTCTGCAACTGGTGCTGCTGCCGTGGTTGCTGCCTGTTGCCCACCAATTGCATTTGCCTTGGAAGTGTCTAATGCTGCTGATTGTTGAGCACTTGCTGTGTTTGCTGCCGGTACAGCTTGTGGCTGACTGAATTTTTTAGCTAATGCCTGATTGGCTGCTGCACTTCCTGCTTTGAATCCTGGGCCTAACGCTGCATCAACTTTGGCTTGATTGGTTCTATCGGCTCGATTCATAAATTGGCCGCCACTTGTTTGAGCAAGTTTTTGTCCAGTAACACCTTGTTTAGGAGCCGGTGCCTCTATTAGATTTATTAGTTCTCGCATGTTCATTTTATCTTTTTACCCTTCCAGCCAACCATAATATGTCATTCAGTTCTGTATTTACCGATTCTGGAACACGTATCCTGTTCATGTCATCGGGTGTCATTCTTTCTTTACCAGTTAGTGCTTCTATGCCTTGATTCCATTTGTCAATCCATCTATTACCTTGTTCGGGTTCTGACAAATCAGGACTAATTTTTTGCAATTCTTTTTTGAATTTTTCATCATCAATTTTTTTCTGCAATTCATCCTTGGCACGTTCTATATCTTTCTTGGTACTGGTGCCGGTACCCCACGGTTCGCCTGTGCCTGATGTAACTGGGGTGCCGTCTGTGGAACGTAATACATTGGCACGGTCTGGCTCGCTCACACTACGTGTCTGTGATGGCAATTTTGTATCTGTATCAGGTTCTGTAGCTCGTGGAACTTTTATTGCATCCGGATCTGCATCCACTGTATAATCAGGTTTAATCTGCTTGCGTATAACATCGTATGGCACTTTTGATAGTCTTGGATCTACCCAGTATGTGTCAGCACCGGCATCGGCTTTTGGTTCGGCTTTAGGTTCAGCTTTAGGTACCACCTTTACTGACTTTTTATCTTTGACCTCATCACCGTAGTCTGTAGTATATGTACTTTCTTTACCAGTTCGTGGATCTGTCCATGTGAATGTTCCTCCACTGCCTTTTCCGGTCTTTAACGCCTGTGCGGCTCTTGCTGCTGCAAAGGCCTTTTCAAATTCTTTACGTACATTTATTTTAGCAGACTTATCTTTTGCGTCTGCAGCAGGAACTTCAGCAGCAGGTGCAGCTGGCGCACGTTGTTGTTTATCTGCTTTACCTTTGTCTTTGCCTGTGTCTGTGCCAGCAAGACCTGTGCCTGCATCTGCTTTACCTGCTTCTTTGTCGGCTGGTTTTTCGGCCTTTCTCTTGGCTTCTGCATCTCGTTGAATTTTTTCTAAGTCAGCAATGCGTTTGGCTTCTTTGTCTGCTGCTGCCTTTTCGTCGGCGGCACGCTGAGTAAGTTTGTCGCGTAAGGCTTTTTCTGTGGTAGGAAAGCCAGTGTCAGGATCAATAAGAGGGTCTTTACGACCGGTTATGTTTCTTGATTTTTCTAAATCTGCTGCATTAGGTTCACCACCTTTGTCAGTTATCTCAAGATCTTTTCTTGATCCTGGCTTTTCTGCTTTCTTTTCAGCTGACTTAGCCGGTGTATCGTCACCTTGAGACTGATAATCAGTTGAAGGTATATCCGATCGGATAGAAGGAAATTTAGGAGCTTTTGATGTGGTATCAGCACGGGCTTCTGGAGCACCACCCAATCCAGGATCAACAAGTTGTTTATCTTTATCTTTAGGCTGCGCTAAAGCCAGTTTTTCGGCTGCCGTGCGTTGTACATACGATTCCCAATCAGCGGCAGTTAGAATTTGTTTATCTACAGGCAAGTTTTTATTGTATGCTCTTCTGGCTTTTTCTGAATCTAATTGCTCATAACCTCTCAATTGCAAATGCACACGATCTGCTATTTCGAATCCGTCTTGCAATCCGTATTTTGTGTTGCTTGGGTTTTTTTTGTCATATGGATCGTTTTTTCGCAACCATTTGGAAAATTTTACCAGATCGGGAGTGTTCATGTCAATGGCATATCCTGCATGTCCGGCTAATTCTTTTGAGGCAGGTATATAATTGTTCGGCTCTCCCCTTTTCATTTTTTCATATTCTATTGCTGCTCGCTTGGCCAAAGCCTTTTGATCTTCGGGAGTTCTTACTCCGCTGGTTACAGTAATTGTAACTCCTGGATTGTCTTTGGCATAATCGGCCATGGCTTTATCTAAGGCCACTTTAAACTCGCCACTTAAATCTTGCAACTGCATGTGTACTCTACCATCTAAAGGTTTCAATACAGGATTGGTCCAATGACCAGGTAGTTGTACTTTCTCTATTGGTGTACCGTGAGGTGGATATTGAGGGCCGCTGATGACTTCAGCTTTAGATTTTTTGCTGTTTGCTGCTTGTGCGTCGCCTGATCCTGTGGCAGCAGCCAATACGTCTGTAGCTACCTTTACAACTTTATCTCTGGTGCTCGGTGGATTCAATAGCGCAACTTGTTGTGCTACATCATCAACATAGCCAACAGTTTTCTTTCGTGGATCGCCGTAGAGATATTCTCTGGTCTGTGCCGGTAAATCTTTTGGATCATTGGATTTAAGCCAAGCCTTAAATTTTTTATTATATGGTCCGGCGTTGTATGCTGCCAGGGCTGCTTCGGCACTGCCGTATGTCTTGTACAAGTTTGCTAAAAATTTTGTACCAGCTTCAATGTTTCGATCTGGATTTGTTAGATCTTCAGGTTTTAATGTTTTAAAGAATGATGGCATCAACTGCATGACACCAACTGCTTGTCCATATTTGGTTTTGGGTCCAAGAACTGTGGCTGCGGTGTTTGCATCATACGCACCAGTTTCCTTACGCATGGCATGTAAGACTACAGGCAATGGAACATCATACTGCTTGGCATATTTTGCAGCCAATTGAATAAACTGTTCCTTGGTGTATTGCGGCTTTTTATCGTCATTGAGAAACTGTTGATATTTCTCAGTCAATGTTTTTTCTTTGTCATCAAGTCTGGCGCCTTGGTCCCTTGTTTTGCCGGTGGCAGGATCTATATGCGGTGGGAGTTCTTGCTGTTTTTCTGGTGTCACCGGAGCCGGTGCATTGGCTGGAGGTTGTGCTGTTACACCTTTTATAATGTCTGACAGCAATTCGCCTTCAGGAGCTTTTTGGAGAATTTCTTTTTCAGGACCTTGTCGCCACCATTCAATCGATTTTCGTCCTATATCTGGTCCGTATTCTTTAGCTGCTTCGTATCCTCCGTATGCCCCTGCACCCCATGTTATTGGGTTCCTTACTAAGAATTTTCCAGTTGTTTCTAATCCTTTTCTAACTGGTCCTTTACTTAACTCTTTTGCTTGATTAGCACTAATCAGAGCTTGATCCATTTGTGTTTTCTTTTGCACAAACTCAGGACCCATTTTTTGTAATCTGTCTAAATATGCTTTGTCTGATTCAAATCGTTTTTGTTTTGGTAATTCTACAGGAGTTGAGGCCGGTGGTGGAGTAGGTGTATCTCGCCCCACAATAGGCAAATCTTCGTCTCTGGTGTATGGCTTCTTAGAAGGTACCGAGGCATCTGGTACTTCTGGCTTAGAAGCAGGAGCATCTGGTTTATCGCGTCTTCCGACAGTTTTTAACCACCGAACAGCATCATCACCGTATTTGGCTATCCAGCCTGGAATACTTGTTAAACCACCTTCGTCAAGTTTGCCTGCTCGTTCTAATTGATCTAATTTGTCAAATTCTTCTGGTAGCATATGGATATGATCAAAATCACCATCCCTGACAGACTTCATCATATCTCTGCCAAGATTTCCCCAACCACCGCGTCGCGCAGCTTCGTCGCGTAATTGATTAAATGCCTCTAAACCAATACTGGCAGCTTGTGTGGGTATTGTTGGTATTAGACTTAGCCCAGCTGCTGTGCCAGCAATGGCGGCACCGGGATAATCTTTTTCAGCCACTCTGATACCAGCGTCAGCAAAACTCAAACCAGGTAACACTTTGTTAGATATTGCACCTTCTTGTAATGAAGACTGTTTGGCTATTTCACGAATTTTCATTTTGCAAATTTATCTTTTTTAGGGCGACCGCGGCCTTTTTTAGCTACTTCACCTGTTTCGTTATCTGTGTCTGGTTCGTCGGTTTGTGCGCCGCCACCATAACGTTTGCCTTGCTTAATGCCTGATCCGCCACTGGGTTGTGGACCGCTACGTTCTTTTTGTGCTTTTAGCATTTCGTCCCAGCCTTCTTTTACTTTATAGCTTTTTCCGTCGACTTCAAATTCAGATTTGCCAGCGTCTCTTGCTGCATCTAAAGCGCCACTAAAAGCATTGCCTTCGGCTTTTTTGTTCTTACCGGCTCGCAAAGCTTTTAGATCGTTGGCGTCAATTTTTTTAGGATCCCCGGCCATACGAGCAATTTTTTGTTGCTTAGGACTCAGCATATCTTCGTTGTAGGTATCTTCATCCATCTTGCCTGGCACTGGTCTATCTGGCATACCATCACCAATGCCTGGGTGACGATATACTGGATAGTCTCTATTTTTCTCCAGTTTGTTCCTTGTTTTCACATCAAACGCAGGATTTCCATGTCTATCATATTGAACACCTCCGGTGTCTGTGAGTGCAGATCCTGATTGAATAAAATCTAATCCTTTTTGAAATTCTGCGTCTCTTGATACTCGATCGCGTGCTTTTCTGTCTGCTGCTTCTTGACCACGACGAGCCATGATGCTGTCTGTTGTGCTGTCTTCGTCCATCTTGTCATGGCGGGCACGAATCTTGGCCATTTTTTCTTTGCTTGCACCGTCACGGCCAGCTTTTTGTAGTGCCTGCATACCTTCTTTGCCATACTTCTTTTTGCCAAGATACGCTTGTAAGCCACTTTCATCTACTTCTTTAGTCTTGGGCTTGTCGGCTGGTCGAGATCTATCGTCTACTGGAGGTAACTCTTTACCTGGAATTTCTTGTCTCTTTACTTTTGATGATTCATGATCTTTAATACGCTTTTGTGCTTCTTCGTAACCGCCAGGGCCATCAATGACATTGACCGGAATAACTTTTCTAATCATGTCAGACTCTTCGCCCAGTCGTTTCTTGTAGCTCATGTACTTTTCTGCTAAATTCTTTTCAACTCGAGCAACTGCTTCTGCGATTGCGCCTTTGTTTTTTTCTTTGGCAGCTTTTTTCATAGGCTCTTTTTTGTCACCATCCTTGTCAAGGTCTGCAAAATCAGGTTTTGCTTTTTTACCTTCTGCAAGAACCTGCTTGGGTGACTCAAGGCGTTGCATCTTTTTCAAGATGTCATAGATATTGTTGCTCATTATTTTCTTCCTTTAATTGGGGGTAATTTGTTTTGTTGGCTACCTACAGGACTCTTAGTACCTTGCGGAAGTGCATTAGTTGTTTGTGCTGGCTTGGTTCTTTCTTTTGCGTGGGTAGTCACTAAGTCTGGTTCGCCAGGGCCTGTTAGTAATGGACTCTTCTTATCAAGTTCTTTTAATAAGCTGTCTTTGCGCTTTTCTGCCACAAGATCTTGCCCACCGGGTACGTCTTTGAGTTCTCCGTCTAACAATAGTGCGCCTTCGTGATCCTTGCCATAAGCTTCGGCATAATCGTTTTGATCTGCTTGTTGTTTGCCGTACACACAAACCCACTCGGCCTGCATGCCTGTGCGTTCTTTAAGTAATTGTGCGATTTGTACTGTGGTAGTAGGATATGCCACTGTGGCTTCAAATTGCCAACATTCGCATGCACCCCACTTGGGAAATTCTCTATGCTCTTGTACCGGCATACTTTTTGGTGTGGTGATATCTACAAGTTCGTAAGCATCAAGAGCGTTCTTGATTTCTTCCATGATATCTTTGGGGTTTTGTTTTGCTACCTTGATCCTAAAACTGTAGTTTGAGTTTCGTTCTGCTATATAATCGTGGAGACTTTTCATAGGTAAAATCCTGTTTATAGAGTATTTATGTGTTTTTGTTCTTTTGGAGAATCTGTTCCAGTAATGCATTACGGTCAAGCACAATGCCTTGTCCATCTATAGGACGATCCTCTGGTGCGTCTTTGCTCACTTGGTGGTCCAGTCGGGCCTTCTGTAGCTGTAGTTGTACCATACGTAGCTTTTTGTCCATTTTGGCTGTTTTGGCTGTGATAGCATGACCCAGCAATGTGCCTGCTGTTTGAAATACCACTCCGCCAAATCTTGGATCCATGTTCATGCCTAAATCCATCAGATCGTTAAATTTGTCTTTAGCCAAGTTTGCAAGTTCGTCCATTTCTTGGTCACTGGCTTCGAGATCACGCACTGTAGGCAATGCTATATCAATTTTGTCTATAGCTTCGTCTACTCGGGCAATTATTTCTTTGTTGTCAGCAATGGCTTTCAAAGCTTCGTTTGATTCAGCAGATTCTGTTGAAGGCAAATTAGTAGGAAGATCAAAGAGTTCTGAGAGTTTTTTGGTCATGCTCGTATTTACCGAGCTCGTCCTTGATGGAAGATATCATTTTCAGTTATAACACGAAAGCGTAAACCATTTTGGCTGCACCAGGCTTGGGCTGCTTGCCATTTGTACATATTTAAAATTGCCGAGGCTTTGTCTCTTTCGCTACGTGCTTCTTGAAGATTGGTTTCTTTAGTAGGTTTTACTTCAATAAGTTCTGCATACTTGTCACCATTTTTATTCACGTACATGATCATAAAATCAGGCACATAAATTGTATTTTTGTTTGTGAAAGGATTGCGATATGGTATGTGTATTGCTTCACTGGCCCACTGCAACACCGCCGGATTAGTGTCACAAAATCTCATAAAAGTGTGTTCCCAACTGCTTCTGAAATGCGGAACTTTCTTTCCTACATATTTGTCTGGGTTTAAAATTTGGTAAAAACCATTTGCAAATTTTGCTGCCATTAGGGTCTTATACTGCGTTGTATATATTTGTTCTGCACAGGCTGATTGGTAACACCAAGATAACTTGTGCCCTTACGTTCAAAGTTTAAAAATAATGCTGTGTATGCATCAAGTTCACCTGGCGGTAGACGCTGAAACTGTTTCAGTGTTTCCATAGGATTGATACCTTGTTTGACACTGGTATAAATTACAGCACTGGCCAGGGCTCGAGCTTCAATTTCGTTATCTGCTATTTGCTGAAAATAAGCAACAATTGCAGCGTCAACATTACTGCTTACGTTTACTGGTATTTCAAAAAAATTATTAAAATACTTGGTCACATTTGGTGGATCAAAGGTATTTAAGTTGATACGTTCTAAATTGGTTGGTTCAGTGACTGTTTTTTTTAAAATGTTTGCCATTTTAATCTCTCATGTACTTTTGATTGCTTGGCACAACAGGTACTTTTGTACGTAAATTGTTTGTGCTTGTTTTTGCCAAGAATATTTCTTTAGCATGTGTATCTATTTCTGCCTGTTCGGCGGCAGTACTACCACTGCTGTTTCCAAACAACGAAGTTGAAAATATAGCACTGTTGGCTGTCATTATGCGTTTCCTTTTGCAGCATTAGTCGACGTTGGGTATCCTGCATAACTCAAAGCCGGTTGTGGATTACCATTTTGAATAAATTGTCCTGCTTCAGCACCTGCTACATTTCTAAATGCTGCCACTTCGGTAAACTGACCGCTGCTGGCTATCACAGTGCCGCCATATGGTGTTTGAGCTAATGCACCAGTTGTTGATGCAACTTGGTTTGTGCCTGAAAAATATGTAGGAGCATTTGATGGAGAACTAAAATAATTTCTATAAGCATCTGCTTGTTCTTGATTCTTTTTCTCTTGTTCTGCTTTGGCCTTGGCTTCGCGTTCTTTGGCCACTTTCAAGATTGCTCCTCCAAAACTAAACGCAGCGAACGGAGATTCACTGCCTACCGCTGTAAGTGCTGTTGCAGTTTCTGCTGCTCCAGGAGTGCCGGGTTTGTCTGTTACAACAGTTTTATCCAAATCACCGCCGGTGATTTGATTTTTATTATTAACCAGTAAGCCTGCAATGGCCACACCTACACCCAATTCTGGTTTGCCTGTCAGTGCCAGTGCTGCACCACCAATAGCCAGACCTGTTCCAAGTCCAATTGACGATCCGTTACTGTTGACCGAGCCCGACGATACTCCGGGTATGCCAGGAAGACTAAAACCACCCGATGATGGTCTATTGGCTAAACTGCCAATTGAAGGTACAAAAAATCTGTCTCTGGGATCTCTGCCATTCAAGATATCGGTTCCGGCGGACAACAATTCTGCCGCTGCCAATCCACCCAAGTCAACATTCTGATTTTTTTCAAAAGATCTAAATAATCCAAATGCTCCGCGCACTGGGTTTTGTACAAAACTGTCCAGCGCCGATACTATACCACCAGGGCCTAATATGCTGTTAGTACCGCCGCCCGCTGCGGTTAAAGGACTTGGCGATTTGTCATAGTGTAAGTCTGCAAAGCCTTTGACAGTGTTTCTTGTGACATATCCGCTGGCATAAAGCAAGGTAGTATAGGCCAATGTCATTGAATGTTCCAGGCTCCCGTTGCTGCTGGCCTGATGCTGTCCGTGACTGAAACTAATTATAGTGGGATTTACAAGTGTATATTCACTAAATCTTTTTTGATGTAAACTGTAAATTCTTATTGCTTGGATATACTGTGCGCCGTTGACTCCGCCACCATTTCTTGGCTTATATCCAAAATTGTTAAGTACATCCCTTTGACCAAGTCTATACTGTGTTTTTGAATGATATAACGGATGAATTTGACCCGAACTGTCTGAATAACTTGCATCCATATCTCTGTAGTAATGATGCATGTAATCAAACCAAAAATTTCTTACCACATCAGACTGATCGTCATGAAAAGTTATTTGTATGTTGTCATATTTTATTTTTGTTTGTATAACATCTGGTCTGTTATACATGTTGAAAGTTTTGGTGTCTATATTAAACTTGGGTAAATCGACCGACTTGACCAGCATACCTGCTTCTAATACTCTATCTCTTGCTACCTTGGTCAAGGTGGGATCTAAATCAAAGTACACATGATAAAGCCAATCATATTTAGGGCTTAGAGCGTAGTTATTGTCAACATACAAACGACTGGCATGTTTGAAATCTTTTATTTGATCGCCAGTGGCAAGTTGCTTTAAGAAACCGTCAAATATTCCCATTATGATTACCTTTTAGATATTTATGCCAAAAAAATACCCGGATTTGACCGGGTATTTTTTCTACAATCAAAATAATTAACTTACACCAGTAACCAATGTTCCCAGTGTACGTCCTACCAATGTTCCTACGCCTGTTCCTGTTGGAGTTTGAATTGCATTGTCATAGGTCACTGTCAATGTGATATCTGCTGGGGAATTTTCTGTATAATTTAGTTCGCCATAGTTCACTTGGTTTACAAATGCACCGTACAGTTCCCAGGTTTCTAAAACATTCGGCTGGTTGGCACCATTACCACCATCTAACATTTCAAACTTTAACAGGAATTTATAATCAATACCTGAACTGGCACTTGCCTGTTCCATAAAGTCAAATTGTTTCTGAATCTGCTCACCAACCAATTTGCTCACATTGCCGCCGGCATCGTCACGTAATGTGACAGTGACTGGTTCCCAACTTGGTTTACCAACCAAGTTAACCTTACTGTTATAAGCCTCAATGACAAAAGGATTGAAGTTTACGTTAGGACGGCTAATACTTGCCACTTGTTTTGTTAGTTCAACTCTGTCGCTGCTTACACCAAAGTTTTCAAATATCGCACGGAAGCGATACTTTAGTTTAGGCATTAGCAGACCTTGGGTGCTCGCACTTTGATTAGTTGCTAAAGGTACTGTAAATCTGTTTAATGAGGCTATTGCCATTTATATTCTCCTGTTATAGGTATTTATCAAATTTTTTCCAAAATTTTTCGGGGGTATTTTACACCCCCTTACCCATATTATACTCCTGCTGCAATGTCACCTGGGTTCTTTAAACGAATTGGAATGTAAATAAACTCTACATCTTTCATAGGCTCAATTGCAATATCAACGTACAATTCATTACGTGCAATACGTGTTGGTGTATTGTTGGTATCGTCACAAACAACAAGATAGTCGTAAATACCGCGTTTTGACACAAGGTCGTTAATAGCTCCGCTAATTACGTTCTTGATCTGATCACGAGTGATTTTATCGTTTGGTTCAAACAAGAAACCATTGCCCACATTTGCAAGAATAGTTCTTATATAGTTGACCAGTCTTGCAACATTGATACGATCCAGACTGCTTGCAGTTGGGTTACGAGTTTTCTGCCCCCATACAACAAGACCAACACCAGGTAAGTTTGTAATAGGATTAATTCTATTTTCATACAATGTGTCTCTTAGTCCCACACGTATGCTGTTAAAATTAAACTCACCAGTATTGGCATCAATATAACCAATGCTGCTGGCATTATCAATTAAGCCTCTTCGTGTTCCGGCTGGAGCAAACCATTGATAGGCTACATTGTCATTAAAAATCATTGTACGTAATGCCATATGACTGGCTGGTACTACAATCGAGTTGCCTTGCAAATCACTTGTCTGACCGCATGGATAATACACGCCCAGGTAAGGATCAGATATTGCCAGACCGTCACCGTTGGTGTTGTTGCTCCAATTGGCAATGTCAATTGCATTTGGTGCAAGTCGCATCGGTGTGTCGCCAATGATAAATGCTGTGTTTGCACGATCGTTATTTAATGCTACCATCTCATCAATTACTTCTGGATAACCTGGTGCACAAATAATATTGAATGCAAATTGTTCTTCACGGACTTCGGTACTGGCTATCAACGCTGCCTGCATAGCTGCTGTAATCATTCTACGCTGTGCTTGGCGACCCATGTACGGACTTCCGTTGTCTTTCAACCCACTGGCTGTTTGCCATGTATTTTTCACTGCTGGCAAACTACCTCCAGCGCCTGGCACGGCTGGTAAATCAGGGTATGCTGTTGCATTAAATTTATTACTCACATACTGTTTGATATTGTAACCACTGCGTCTTGTGTTAAACAATAACATACCACGCGGATACAATCTAAAGTCAGGTGCATCTTGATCCAAATAATCGCTTTCTAATAGATCAGTAACTGATGGTAAACTGTCAGTGATTATATCGCTGGTACCTGATGTATCCCAACGTGCATCTGCAAATAGGATACCATTCTGACCCACTTGATCAGTATTATCAATCAGGATCCAGTCTGAACCATCATATCTGTACAGCACTGGATAATTTTCAAGGTCACCACTGTCTAACCATAAATCTCCTGCTGCTAATGCCGTTACGCCATCACTTTGTTGTGTAGGCTGACTTGCACTGATAATAACACCTTCAGGATCGGTTAGACTTAGATCAAAGCCTCTTGCGTCGGTGGTAGAGCCGTCGTAATAGCTGCTATGATAAGATCTCCAACCACCAATTTCATTAATCATGATGTCAACTGTAGCAGGATCACTGTAGTACCATAAAGTACCGTCTGCTGGCTCTTGGTACGGTTCTGTGGTACTGTAAGTTACAATAAAACTGGTGCTGTTAGGAATTTCCCAATTAGTTAGTGCCAGAGTTGACCCATATACGATAGTTCCTGTTGTGGTACTGGTAAATCCTGCATCAGCTGTTGGAGTTCCAACATCGTCGGTAAGATAGATGTCACCTCCATAGATATGAGTAAATGTGATCACATTAGAAGTGCTCACACTTACGTTTATTTCAGGAATATTTGTAGCTAATACGTCACTTACAAAACTGCCTGTGCTTGTACCAGTCAGTGTCACAGTGTATTCCGTGATATCGGCGGAACCAATTTCTGTTACGCCAATAATTAACGCATCGGCTGCTGTAAATGGATTGGCTGATGTGGCGCTACCGCTTACTACTGTTTGTCCAGAAACCCTGCGTCTAAATGGCTTGTATCCTCCAGTTTGTGTTCTTAATGGATCGTATCCTACCCATACTGTGCCTGCTGCAATACCATTACCGCCGCCGCTTGGATCTAAACCAAATAGCGCATCTTCGGCTCTCTCGTAAAATTCTGTAGCAAGAGTCAACCACTGACCAGTTGATGCACTGTATCGTTTGATTACTTGATCGGCACCGCTACCTGTTGCCCCGATTTTAACAAATACACTACCACTTGGTCGTGGTGTAGTATCTGTGCTTCTCCAACTTGGGATCTGGGCAAAATTTCCATATTCAAGACTGGTGTTTGCATATTCTCCGGCTGTAATTCCTAACGTAGCCAACGGAGTTCCGGAACCATTGCCAATTAAAATTTTGCCGTCAGCTGTACCTGGGACACTTTCTGCCAAACTCGTGGCATACAAGAACAGCTTACCACCTACATTAGCTGCTGTGACACCTGTGATACCAGTAATAGCTGTAACCACCTGATTTAGACTTCTGGCTGCACCGGTATTACCAACTGTGATTGTGGTGCCATTGATTGTGATACTTGCAGC